AGTACAGTTCCTGCAGGTATGGTTACCGAACTTGCTGATGTATTTGAAAAAGTAACATCAACGGTTGCTGCTCTATAACCAGCGGGAGTATATCCATAAGTTAAAGCAATATTTAAAATGCTATCTCTTTGAGTAGCAGTTGCTAAGAAGGCCTCATTAGCGGTTCGGTCTATATAGTAAGAGACTAAGTCTCCCATATATGCAAAAGCCTCAACTAAAGCAACACCAAAGTCTGCTGGGTCTGATGCGGTCCATTCAGGAATTCGATCTTGAATTCTAGAAATTAATGCTTCTCTAAGAGAATAATAATCTCTTCCAGTATAGTCAACTGATACTGGGATATTAGATACTGGGGCTATGGTCATAACAACTCCTCATAGATTGGTTTAGTACCTTGAACAAGAACCAATCCGACGACGGTACTTACTATTTCGTCGTTTGGCAATCCATAAGTTACTTCTATGGTTAAAACATTTGTGTATTGATCATTAGTTACATTAACTTTTTCAAGAGTTAATAAAGAAAGTTGTTCAACAAATGCTTTAGTAACCTCTGTTTCTATTTCAGAAGCGGCAGTTGTTTCGGTGTTAAATAAAGAATAAGGAATTAAAGTACCAAAGTTAGGTCTCATAACTCTTTCTCTTAATGTTGTACCCAACACTGACTTAACTTTATCAGACCAAATTTTAGATTGAGATTGAGTTGATGCCACCCGACCATATGGGTCAATTAAGAATGGAAGAGAAATTGCTTTTTCAGACATTATTTACCCGTCCATTTTCTTGGAGTTACTTTGTATCCAGCAGATCCTTGCGATACTAATGGAGATTTAGAACTTAGTTTAACGGATGTAGGTTTTCCCTTGGCCTGAGCGTTATTTAGATCTCTGGTTGGGACACTACCTGCATTAGATGGTCTAAAAGAACTAGGCTTGTTTCCACCAATACCGTCTGTTAAACAGGTAAATTCAACTTGGTATCTTCCATCAGAATGCATAAAGTGTTCTGCTTTTTTTATAATCCAAAAACCATCACTAGTTTCCCCTGTACCACGAACCTCTATAGTTCTCCAAGGAGCAATTCTTGGATCACCCTGTCCAATTCCTTTTGCTGGAATTGTAAAACGACCTAAATGAGATGCGGCTTCAGATAAAGATTTAGCCATTGCATTACTATTTATTACTGTTGTTGTTTGATTGTTAGAAAACAAAGGATCTTTTGTAATTTTTCTTAAAGATTTTCCTACTTTATTTGGAGAAGTTTTAGAAGAGTATACTTTTCCCGTTACAGGATCTACACCACTGACTAAATTTTCAGTTCGTTTATATTCTCCACCTTCAATATAGTCTCCAAGTTTACTTTCAAAAACATCTAAAGTTGGAGATTCAAAATAATTTGCTGGATGACTTAACACGTTTTTAAAAGACATTACTGGAATAGTGGTCATGAATTGATTTATCATTTTATCTATTGGATGAAAATGCAACTCTGTTCCAGAAACCTGCATTCCATACCCAATTAAGTTTGCTAGTTCATTTAATTTTTCCCAATAAGATTGTCCCGCTAAAGATTGTTGAGTAAACCTAGTTGGATGAGATGTAACTACGGGTTTTAATTTAAACTTTTTAGCAATGTCTTTAGCAATTTCAGATGCAGTTTTATTTACCCAAACTTTTGATGCTTGTTCTTTTAATGGATAAGAGGCTCCAATACAAAGTATTTTTAATTCTCTATAAGTTTTATTTTCAATTGGAAAAGAAACAAAGGTGGTGTATCCCCTAAAAATTCCAGACACCTTATCATTTTTCCAATTAATTTGAATGGGAACTCCAGTCTTTATACTTTTATAAAGATTTGCTGTAACGCTTCTGTATTTAAGTTCAACTATATCGTGCTTTCCCATTTCTTGAAATAGAGTAACACTTCTAGGTAGCAGTGTTATAGATGGAAAATCTGGATAAGAAACTTTAAAAGATACGCTTCTTCTATTTTGAATTTCTGGATTAAACATTTGGAATCCTTAATTGCGTTCCAGGTTGTAATGTGTCTGGATTTATAACTTCAGGATTCATATCTAAAATTTGCCACCATAAACCAGGGCTTCCTAAAAATTTAGTTGCTAGTATGTCTAGTCGATCAGTTTCAACCCACTCATATATAAAGTATGATTTTAAATAATCTGGATATGTTCTAAAAACTGTTAAGTGATACTCTTGTTTTTTTGCATGCCAGGCTTTAAAAAGAACCCCATCAACATATCTGCTATCTAAAAAAATCATAGTTAATCCCTTATCCTAGGTGGGTCGTAAAATCTATGACAACTAATTTGTACGTTAGAAAGAATAGGAACCATTCTGTCATTGAATACAGTGTGGTTTATAGACAAAGATCCAATCCTTACTAAATATCTAAGGCCATCTCCTAAATGTAGTTCTACTTGAGCACCTAGTAAAAATCCCCTGTCTGCAGTTTTATCATTTAAACTAGATTGATAACTTGCGTTTGGACCATTTATAGTTCTAAAAAGATATTCTAAATCATACATAGTTCCTTTTTTGTAAATCATTTTTAAATCTTCAAGTTTATTAAAGTTACCTGGGTAAGGATTATCGGCACCTGGAATACGCCCATTTGAATCTAAATATGCCATGTCTCCAATTCGATTTAACAACAAAGTAAAATCTACCGTGCTTTGGTTTAACCCTGCACCAATTGGTACAATGTAACCATCTGCTCCACTTTGAATTACGTCTGGATTTACGCCCTCAGCAATTCCCCAACCCATACTAACTTCAGTAGGATTGTAGAGAAATTTAAATCCATACATTGTTGAATCAAGATCAGTGTTTTCTTTTGTTTCATAGTATCTAGTTAAATCATATCTGTTTCTATACATTTGAATTGTTCCCTTAGCAGCAGGTGCTGACTCAAGTACTGCCCCAGTAATTGGGTCGTATTTAATTGGGGTGTACATGTTTTTTGCATCTGTGTAATTTCCTGCATCTGAAATTCCCCTAGAAGTAGTTTCACTTTGAGGACCCTTACTTCTAAAATATGCGGACCTAACCATAGGTGCGTTGTATGTGTATAGTGGTATTGGTGGTGTTGGAGGAGAAATAGGCGCTTCGTCCGTAGCACCAGTAATAGGTCTACTACCCTTACCAGGTTTTTTAATATCTTTAGTATTTTTGGTTGTTTTTTTATCAAATTCTTTTTTAGCAGCGGCCTGAGAAGAAGATATTAATTGATTTTGAATAGATCTCTTTAAAGTTTCAGCCGTATTTATTCTAGTTGTAAGAACAGCAATTGCTGAATTCATTTCATTTATATTAAATATAGCCACATTTAAGTTCGCTTGTTCACCACCAGTATAAGGAGGCGGTGCATAAGCGGTGTAAAGGTTTCTTAAGGTAGTCTCTAATCCAGCCAACTCTACATACCTTGCTTTTTTTGCATTTGTTAATACGTCAAACTCACGGACCGCTGCTTGTAATGCTTTCTGTTGTTTTGCTTTTTCAGCCTTAATGTTCTTTTCTTCATTAACTCGTTGTTGTTCGTTTTTTACATTAGAAATTATTTGGGCTGTAGTAAGCCCGATAGATCCTGGTCTAGCATATTTATTAGGACCACTTGTTATTAATCTACCAGCCATTATTTACTCCCCATCGCTTGAAGATCTTTATCCTTTAATAGTATTTCTTTTATTTTTTTGGCTAGAGAGTTAGCCTCTGTTATTGATGCATTGGCTAAATTTACATTTACATTTACGGTGTTTGTTCCTACGTTTGCAGTTGAAACCCCTGAAGTATTTTGTAAATACTTTCCACTAGTATAGGTAGTCCATGGATTAAAGTTTGTTCCACCCTTAGAAATATCATAAGCAATTTTTGCATTTATATTTGGATCTTTAAGACTCTCAGGTCCTGTGTAACCTATGGACTTATATTTCTTTAGATAAGCCTCATTACGTTTTACGCCCATATTAGGATTACGAGGATCGTTGTTCTCCATATTAATTTGAAATAATCCATAAGAATTATCAAGACCTGTTGGATTGTATGCGTTTGCTCTTCCACCAGATTCAGCCTTTACAATTCCGTAGGCTGTATTTAAAGATGCTCCGCTAAACCCAGCATTTTGTAGAGTTTGTACTAAACCAGGATCCATTCCAGCCGTCATCTGTGTTCCTGTTTGAGATGTTTGGGCTGCGTTAGCAGGAGTTCCAAACATACTTGCTAATGCTTTAGTACCTAAATAACCAAGGCCAGATAAAATTCCCCCACCAATTGCTCCAGGAACTGCGCCAATTCCACCAAAGAATGCTCCACCAATTCCACCAGCCGCAGCACCTATACCAACTGTGCTTAAAAATCCCTGACCAGTTGCTGCACCAACAGCGCCACCAAGCACTGGTACTGCTCTTCCTAACCCTGTCATACCAACCTTAGCAGCAGCCGCAGCGCCACCAGATGCAAGCACACTCGTCGCACCCTTTGCAGCCATTGCAGCCATTGCTTTCCTTGCGCCAGCGGCTATTGCAACTGTAGATACACCCGCAGCAATTCCTCCAGCAACTCCACTAACAAGAGACCCGCCAGGTGTATTAGAGAATCCTTGAACAAATCCTTTTGCTTTAAAGAACCCATCAGGCAATCTTTCTAACTGTGCATTTAATGCGGCCGCTGCAGTTGCTGCATTATTAAACCCAGCAATCATTGGCTCTGTACCCCGCTCCATCAATGACGTCATTGATGTAGCAATTTTCATTTGTGCATTTGATGGGTTATCAGGATTAAAGGGTGCATTTTCTAAATCAATATCTCTTTTACCTGCAGCCATGTTTGTGAGCATGGTTCCAAATATTTCTTGTTGTGATTGAGAAAATCCTAGAGCCTTTAAAGATTGTCCTGCAAAACCTTCACGCAAAGATAGCGACATTTGTTCAGCAGTTACTTGTCTGCCTTGCGTCATTCTGTCAAAGAGTTGTCTAGCAATGTCTCCAGTAGATCTGGCTCTGCCAGTTTTTGGATCAAAAGTACTAATACCATATTGATAAAGATTTCCACCCATTGCACCAGTGTGTAATCCACCTATAGCCTGAGCAGCGGTAGCATTTGGCATATTCAGATAACGAGCAGCGCCACCAACTTCTTGCATTGCTCTAGTAAAGTCTGCACTACCTGGCATGTAGTTATATCCTTGGACAAGCATTGCAGAGGCTGCTGCATCCTCACCAGGACCTGTAATTCCTCCACCCAAGGCACCGAAGGTAGCCCGTGCTAATCCAGCACGATTCATGGCTCCAGCACTACGAAGCGATGCGGTATAGAAACCAGATGCACGAGCAATAGTTGTTCCAAGATCTGGAATTGCATCGTAGGCTCCGCCAGCAACACCTAAACCAAACTGAACTCCACCAACAGCAGCAGCACCCCTTTTAGTGTATAGCCATGGCATCATCCCGCCTTGGCTATTACCTGTTCCATTACTAAACTGAGCGTTATTAGTTCCTAAACCTAAACTAGATCCTTGGCCAACACTTGGAGTTAAGATTGAAGTTACAGA